GGCCAGGCGGCTGATCGACATTACGAGCGTGTTGATGGTGACGGCGAGCTGCGCCGTATTGCTCCTGAATTTGCTCGGATGTCTCTCCGTCCCGGTATCGGCGCAAGGTGGTTCGATCAGTTCCGTGCAGACGTCGTTACTCGCGATTACGTTATCCACGAGGGCTCCGAATATCCCGTCCCCAAGTACTACGACCGACTGCTCGAGCGGTCGTCCCCTGATGTGCTCGCAGCCAACAAAGAATCCCGAGAGCTGCGGGCCATTCCATTCCGTGCCGATGGATCTCCCGCGCGTTTGGCCGTCAGAGAAGAAGTGGAACGCGCCCGTCTTCGACAATTAAAACGAGAGTACGAGCAATGAAACAGCTAGTCGTTTCCGTTCACGATTCCGCGTCCGGTGTGTTCGGCCGTCCGTTCTATGTGGTGGCGCGCGGCCAGGCGATCCGTTCGTTTAGCGACGAGGTGCAGCGTGTGGCTCCCGATAACGAGCTGAACAAGCACCCGTCCGATTTCACTCTGTACGAGCTGGCCGAGTTCGACGATGTGTCCGGCCAGTTCTCCGATTCCGCCCCGCAAGTCCTGATCCGTGGCAAGGACTGCGTCATTTCCAAGGAGTAGCGATGCACCGTAACCAGTCGGTCCAGACGCATCATTTTTCGATGGTGCCGCGCGCGGAAATTCCGCGCTCTGCGTTCAACATCCAGAAGGCGCATAAGACGACGTTTGACGCGGGCTTTCTGGTGCCGATCTACGTGGACGAAGTTCTGCCGGGCGACACGTTCAACCTGCGCATGACTGCGTTCTGCCGACTGGCTACGCCTCTTTTCCCGGTGATGGATAACCTGCACCTGGACTCGTTCTTCTTCTTCGTTCCGAATCGCCTGGTGTGGAACAACTGGCAGCGGTTCATGGGAGAGCGCGACACGCCGAACGCGTCGACGTCGTACACGATCCCGCAGAAGACCAGCTCGGCGGGCGGCTACGCCGTTGGGACGATCTATGACCACATGGGCCTTCCTACCGAGGGCCAGGTGGCCAGCACGGCGACGGTGACGCACTCGGCGCTCTGGCTCCGCGCGTACAACTTGATCTGGAATGAGTGGTTCCGTGATCAGAACCTTCAGGACGCTCTGAACGTCCCCAAGGATGACGGGCCCGATGATGCGGTGTCGTATCAGCTGCTTCGCCGCGGTAAGCGGCATGACTACTTCACCAGCTGCCTGCCCTGGCCCCAGAAGGGCCCGTCGGTGCCTCTGCCGCTGGGGACCGCTGCGCCGGTTCGCACGGCGAATGGTGCGGTCTACATCGGTGCGAGCGACCCGATCATGTGGCGCGAGACGAGCCAGGGGCAGCTGCCTTCCGGCGCGAAGGATTTGCAGGTTGCGGACGGGAGCGGGTTTGGAGTGATGACGTCGGGCACGCTCGGCTCCAACCCGCAGAATGTGTACCCCGCCAACCTTTTCGCCGACTTGACGGAAGCAACGGCGGCGACGATCAACCAGCTGCGGCAGTCGTTTCAGATCCAGAAGCTGCTCGAGCGTGATGCCAGGGGGGGCACCAGGTACACGGAGATTGTGCGGGCGCATTTCGGCGTGGTCTCTCCCGATGCCAGGCTGCAAAGGCCCGAATACCTGGGGGGCGGCTCCACCCCCATTGTGATCAATCCAATTGCACAGACGAGCGCAACGGGGGCGCCGACCGATGGCACTCCACTCGGAACGCTGGGTGCGATGGGAACGAGCCTGGCCAACGGGCATGGGTTCTCGCAGTCGTTCACCGAGCACGGAATGCTGATCGGCTTGGTGTGCGTCCGTGCCGACCTGACGTATCAGCAGGGCCTGCGCAAGATGTGGTCCCGGAAGACCCGGTATGACTACTACTTCCCTGCGTTCGCGCAGCTGGGCGAGCAAGCCGTTCTGAACAAGGAGATTTACTGTACGGGCGAGGCCGAGGATGACGATGTGTTCGGGTACCAGGAGAGGTGGTCGGAGTATCGATACAACCCGTCCGAAATTACCGGCCTATTCCGTTCTACGTCTGCCGGCACGCTCGACGCCTGGCACCTGGCTCAACGGTTCACTACCCGTCCGACCCTGGCTCCTACCTTCATTGCGGAACAGCCTCCGCTGGAGCGTGTCCTTGCGGTTGGTGCGTCTGCCGGTGGTGCTCAGCTGATCTGTGACACGTTCTTCCAGATCCGCGCGGCGCGTCCGCTGCCGATGTACTCGGTGCCTGGTCTGATCGACCATTTCTAGCCATGTCGTTCTTCAAGTCGATCGGGAGAGGTATCCGCAAGGGCTTCAAGGCCGTTGGGAGCGTTGCGAAGAAGGCGCTCCCGTTTGCGGCCATGGCTCTGCCGTTTATCCCTGGTGTCGGGCCGGCCCTGGGCGGTGCTTTCAAGGCGGTTACCGGTGCTGCCGGGTCGTTGCTTGGCATGGGCGGCTCAGCTGGTGATGACGCGTATGGGCCTCCTAGTTGGGCGGCTGGATCTGGTCCGCAGCAGATGCCGCCGACGACGATTTACGGGTCCCAGGGGTTTCCCTGGGGCTCTGCGGTCGGTGCGCTGGGTTCTGCTGCTTCCGGTTACCTGGGCTTTCGCGGTCAGCAGTCCGCGAATGCGTCTAACGCTCAGATGGCGCAACAGCAGATGGATTTCCAGGAGCGTATGTCGAGCTCGAGCTATCAGCGCGGCGTCCAGGACTTGAGAGCGGCCGGGTTGAATCCCATGCTGGCTTACTCGCAGGGCGGTGCGTCTTCGCCTGGTGGCTCTACCGCTCAGATGGGCAATGAGATTGGTGCCGGGATGTCGTCCGCCCTGGGTGCTGTCCAGGCGCTGACGTCGATTGAGAACGTGAACAGTCAGACGGATTTCACCCGGGCACAGACGGCGAATGCCCTGGCTACGGCTGAGAAGATCCAGGAGGAAATCGGTGCAACGTCCGCGTCTGCTGAGTACACCCGCGACCTGGCTCGTAACGTCCGGGCCGGTTTGCCTGGTACGGAGGCCGAATCGGCTTACAAGCGAGGTTCGTTGCAGGACCGTTTGAAGGGAACCAGGTCCCATGCTTCTCTGGCTGAATACGAGCTGTCTGGTGCTCGTAATCGGTCGCAATACCAGGACACCTGGGTTGGTCGGAACATTTCCCCGTTTCTCCACGATGCCCTCCAGGGCGCTCGCGCTATAGGTGAGTTCAGATGAAAACCACGCATACCCGGCCGTTCGTTCGTCACCCCTACAACTACGACGCGGATCGCGCGTCGGTTCTTGCCGGCCTGGCCTGCCTGGAGCCGACCATGGCGCAGCAGCAGTTCCGCGATGAATGCAACATCAACGTCATCGTTGAGCGGTTCGGCCTTACCGGGCAGCTGCCTTCCAACGTTCGTGCGCCGGAGTACGGCGATTTCACGTCGGTCGTTGATTTCCAAACGGCCATGCAGGCCGTTCGCCAGGCCCAGGAGTCGTTCATGCTGTTTCCCGCGGAGGTTCGTGAGCGGTTCGGGAACGACCCCCAGCGTCTTCTTGAGTTCTGTGCTGATTCGGCCAATCTTGACGAGGCCCGCAAATTGGGCCTTGTTATGCCTTCGGAGCCGGTTGAGGCTACCCCTACCCCTCCCGTTTCCTGATCGTGTCTCCTAGACCGTTTTAAGCCCCTTTCCGGGGCTTTTTTTTTCCTACCTTTCCTCGTTTCTGCGCGCGCGCGTCCTTTTTCGCGTGTGCGGTTCCTTTTTGCTAGCGCTTTTCGCTTTTCTGCTTTTGCAGTTATTCCCATTTGGTGAGAAATCTGTAGATGCAGGGTTGTCCATCCGTTTATCCACGGACTTATCCCCGCAGGGGGTAAGTCGGTGGGTAAGCGGTGGGCATACCCGTTTCTTGCTCCTTGGCTCATCCCGTGAGCCTCCGGGGCCCCGTCTTGCGGGGGACTATTCCATTACTTGATGTGAATAGTCCAAGTGACACCCCATCCCCTAGGGTGGGTGTCCTTCAGGCCCTGTTCTACGAAGTAGATAAAGGGCCTTTATATCGAGTTGGGGTTATCCACAGCCCCATATCTTGTGTGTCCGTTGACGTTATCCACAGAATCGTCTAAGTTATCCACAGGGTTATCCACAGGGTTATCCACAGGCCCGGGAGCGTTCATGCACCGCCGTCCAGTCTCGAAAGGTCGTTCCGCTGCTCAGTTTCGGTCCAACGTGGGCCGTACCAAGGCTCTGAACATCAAGCAGGGCCCGATTCGCGGCGGCATTCGTCTCTAGCGTGTGGCCTGCTTCAATCCCATTTCAGCCTGGCAACGGGCTGACGGTTCGGTCATGTTCAACGCCCGCCAGGGCGCCGAGCGTGAGCTGACGCTGCCATGCGGAAATTGCGTCGGTTGTCGGATCGCTCGCGCGCGCAGCTGGAGCCTGCGGTGCGTTCACGAGGCAAGCCTTCACAAGTCCAATTCCTTTGTGACGCTGACCTATTCCCCGAACAACCTGCCTGCGGGTGGTTCGTTGCGTTACAGAGACTTCCAGTTGTTCATGAAGCGGCTGAGGAAGTCGACCAGGACGCCGATCCGTTATTTCGTGTGCGGTGAGTACGGTGAGCAACTATCGCGGCCGCACTATCACGCATGCTTGTTCGGTGTGGATTTTCCCGACAAGGTTCCGACGTCGTTACTGGGTCGCACTGGTGGTTTCCGGTCTGCTTTTCTTGATCGCGTGTGGGGTCTTGGTCACACGCATGTTGGCGAGCTGAACGTGCGCACCGCGGGCTATGCAGCGCGATACGTCCTCAAGAAGATCACCG